CTGTTATGCCACCTGTTGTTGTATCAGCACCGTTAGCGGCTGTTGAGTTATCACCAGCTGCAGCATGTCCGCCTGAAGCACCTGCTCCGACAACTATTGAATAGTTACCTTGTGCAACTGTTACTCCACTAGTAGCAATCATACCACCTGCACCACCACCAGCACCATTTTGTCCACCGCCGCCTCCGCCGCCGCCGGCGATTGCGAGGATATCAATAGTACCAGTCACTGGAACTGCAAAGGTAGTTGTACCAGTAGAGAAGGTATGTACTTTATAATTACCGTAGGTTGTAACAGTTCCACCTGTTGGGTGGTTAGCTCCTACGGTTCCTCCTGCATATCCATCAGTATCTAAAGCTTCATTAGTTGAGGCACTTGCATCTATACCAGTAGCATCTTCGTATTCATCGATAATCTGATCTACTAAATTATACTTAGCCAAGCTACCGTTTGAAGCTGCTTTAAATCCAAGAATTGCTAAATTAGATTGTAGTTTATTATCATCATATTCTGTCACAGCCCCTGCTGCAAGGGTTGCTGCATCTACTGTGCCGTCTGGTAATCCACCAACAGCCAGTCCTGCGATACTATTTGAAGTACCGTTAATTGTAATTGCCATTAGCTAACCACCCAGTTTCCGTTTACAGTTACAGTGGCATTAACCGTTATAGGTCCAACACTGTGTGCTCCTTTACCAGAAGCAATAGTATAGTTATTAGATATTGTTTGATCGTTCTCGAAGATACATCCATCAGCTACAGCACCAACAACGTCAGCCCATTCAGGGTCATTAGCACCTATCTTTAAGTACTGACCGTCTGTACCTTTAGCGAGCCTCTGATCTCCAGATGAATCTCTAAAGAGTATATCACCTCTAGTTGTTAAAGGTGTAGTGTACTGTTCAACTGGTTCCCATGTAGGATCAGCGCCGTTATTACTTCTTAGATATTTACCATTACTAGATCCATCACCATGAGGTAATTTAGTAAGATCAACTGCTTGATCTGCTATCTTACCAGTTGTTACCGCTAAGTTCTGTATCTTAGCTGTAGATACTGTATTATCTCCTGGTACAGGAATACTTACAGCAGAGCCAGCTTGATGTATAAAGACATTAGCTCCAGCAGGTAAGTTAGTACCAAATATAATAGTATTAGCATCTACTAGTGCAAAGCCTTCACTAGGAGCACTTGTTCCTGTATTAGCTTTCTGTATAACACCATTAATACTAACGACAAGCTGTGCTGCATTAGTTACACTAGCTGCAGCTCCTGAGTTACTACCTTCTCTTAAGTCATATGTAGCAATACTACCATTAAAAGTAGGTGCTCCACTTCCACCTGCAGGGCAGAGGAATAGATATTTAAAGTCTCCAGTTGATGTAACTTCTTTCCATGCTGATGTAGTGCTATCATACACTTTCATCTTATCAGCATTGGTATCGTATACTAGATCTCCTTCATGAAGACTTGAACTAGGTTCACCTGCATTTACACGATATCTATCATTAAAATCATTAACAAGTGTCTGAGTAGCAGCTACTCCAGCTTCATCTACTACTAGTCTATGGTAATCATAGGTATTTAAGGTACTAGTTGTCTGTACCAGCATACCTTTACCAGCTGCTATGGTAGTATTATGGAGGGAGGAGTCGATGCCGTTGATCGTGACAGTAGATCCACCAAGGGTTCTACCAGTTGTACTAACACCCGAACCATTAACGACAATGCCCCCAGCATCTGCAATGGAAACAATAGTACCAGCCCCATCATCAGGATCAGGGTTAGCATTGGGGAATTTAAGTTCATCATTAATAGGTACGAATCCGCCTGCGTCATTTAGTAATGATACTATTTGATCGTTAACGGCTTTTGCAGTTGGTAACTGAACGTCAGTAGAACTTCCGCTAACCGATGTGACAACGCTTTTGCCATCAAGGAGGTTAAGCTCGGCAGTAGTGGAAGTAAGTGCGGTACTATCGGCAAGAATACTAGCGGTAGCACTAGGCATACCTGCAAGAGTAACCAGCTCCGCATCAGCAATTTCTGAAGTACCAACAGCATTTGCTTGTATATGTTCTGCTCCGATTGCATCATCTGCAATTTTTGATCCATCTACACTATCTGCTCCAAGCTTTGCATTAGTAACTTCTCCAGTTCTAAGCTCAGCAGTACCTACAGAGCTATCTGCCATTTTACCGTGGGTCACGGCATTGTCAGCTATCTCAGTTGCAGTAATACTACCAGCAGCCATTTTAGCTGTAGTTATAGCATCATCTGCTACTTTTGCTGTTGTTATTTGGTTGTCAGCAATGTGAGCAGTGTCAATAGAACCATCAACATAATGCTCAGAATTGATAGAATCATCAGCTATCTTCGCTCCTGTAACTGCATCATCTGCTATTTTAGCAGTTTCAACTGCATCATTTGCTAATTCACTAGCTGTTACAGCATTAGCTAAAAGCTCTGAGGTACCGACTGAATCATCAGCTATCTTATCTCTATTAATAGCATCATTAGCTATCATTGTACCTGAAACAGAACTAGTGTCCCCTGTCGTTACTACCGTACCTGTAACGTTAGGTAGGGTAATAGTACGGTCAGCTGTAGGATCAGCAACAGTAAGAGTAGTCTCATAAGCATCATCAGTATCCCCTTCAAAGACCAAATCAGAACTTTTACCTAATGTAAAGTTCGCTTGCATAGTACCACCAAGGGTACTCATAGCTTGGTCTTCAGTTTCCTGTGCAATATATAGTAACTGATTAAAGTTATCGTTTAATTCAGTAGACCTAAGTGTAGAGCCTGAACTAAATACAGACTTAATAGGATCTTCATCGGTATCCCTATAAACAATAACTTTATCACCAGTGCTCGGTTCTTGTCCACTGACAAATGTTATTCGTGTATTTGCTGAATCTAAGGTGTAATGAGTGGTAACAGTTTTAACTACTGCGTTAACACTAACTTTGACATCAGTATCAGCGAGTATAGGAAAAGAGTAGGAATAAGGACCAGCTTGACCGGAACCACCTACTGTGTATGTATTTGATGTGACTGCCATAATTTAATAGGGGTTAATAGCCATGTTTCTTGAGATGCTGTACATCTTTAATTAGTTCTCGATCACCTGTAGCTAAAGCTCGTTTCTGTTCTTTTTGAATCTCAATATCATTCATTAGTTTTCTATTTCTAGGATCTAATGCCATTTGAGATCTTGCCCATTCCTTTTCTTCTTGGAATATTCTATAAACTTCTCTATAGAAGAATGTAGCTTTACGGTCCCATCCGTCTGAATCTTTAAGTTTATCAACTTTATAATCTTTTAAAGTTTCTTGCCAGTCTGGATTCTTAGTTAAAGCTAATAGTCTTTCATAGAGATCGCTCGAAGCTAAATACTTCTGTAGTTCAGATCGTTGTCTTGAATCTAATTCTACTCCCTCTAAACGTGCTAATGCATCAGGAAGATTAAAACGAATCTCCATAAGAGCTTCTCTGACTGGATCATCATCAACAGGAACTATAGGTACTGGACTTATTCTATTATAGAAACGTAATAAAGGATTTAAGGGATCAGTAGTTAGTGGTTTTGGCTTCTTACCTTTACTTAATATATCATATTTAGGGTATAATACACTCTTAGTACCTACATTTGTAGCTAATAGAGTTTCCCATAGAGTGTTGGCTTCTTTCTGGTTAGCATCAAGAATCATACCAAAGTCATTTGCAAGACCTTTAAATGGTACATGTGATCGAGCTATCCTAGCTACAGCTTTCATTCTAAGATCATCACTTAAACTGGTATTAAAGATATCCATTAAATCACCGAGACCGCCTAACATAGATTGTTCAACAATAACATTACTAAACATCCATGCTAGCTTTCTTTGCCATTCATCTGTACCTTTCTCACCTAATAAATGAGTTCCATATACTGTATTAGCACCGGCTGCAAATAAGGTATTGAATATTTCTATACCCTTATAGGATACATATACTTTACCTCCACCTGGTTTATCGAATACAAAGGAATTGGGCTGTATACCCATTGCTTTCCATAGTTTTCTATCTTCATTATCCCAAGGCAGGTCTCCTGTAATCCTACCAGATAGAGCTGCGGTAGTTAAAGCAATTGTAGCCATAGTACCTGCAGCTATACGACCTTCCATAATAGCTATTTCACCAGCTACATCTTCCGGACGTATACCATATTTCTCTAGATTACGTGGACCACCTTTAGCTGCTAAGTCTCTATACTTATTTCTAAGTAATCCTGCTGGGGTATGCTGGAAAGTAATATCAAGATAATTAAAACCTGTTCTAACAAATGGGAAGAAAGCTCTCATCCCAGGCCAGTTAGCAATTAACTCAAAACCTTTAAGACTTCCTTCTAAAGCAGTGGTCATAGCAGCTTCATCACCTGCCATTGCAGCAGCTTTATCGCTAACTATCCACATTCCATCCTTATTTTTAGTAAAGATTTCGTTACGGAAGTTCTCTTCTGTTTCTCTAACAAACTTCTTAAGATCTTTTGGATCAACACCTTTAGCTAAAGCGTCTCTAGCTGCTCTAATAGCCATATATTGACGACCTATTACAGTTCTAGCATAAGCATCTCCAGCTCCCATAGCGTTAGCACTATACTTAACCCAAGGGCTGCTGTTGAATTTAACACTAAAATCTAGAGCACCATATGCCATCTTTTCTGTTTCAGAGCCGTACTTAGCTATATGTTTACCTAGTATATTCCACTCTTTTAAGTCTGAACCTATATCAAACTTACCCTGATAAACCTGAGTTTGTCTATTAACACCTAAATCCCAGTTATATTTCCACATTGCCCAGCTTTCTGTAGCTGATCTGTTTAAAGAATCTAATGTAGACATAGCTACAGCTAGTTCTTTTCTATCCATCTTGATAACAGAACCTAATGCTCCCATTGCAGGACGTAGATAAGCAATCATATTAGTACCTATGATCGCTTTAGGAGCTGTTCGCATCCCACTAAGGATTGAATTAAAGAATGTACCTTGTAATTGTGTACGTGTCATTCCTCTAATATCAATACCATCCATTCTACCGCCAGTTAATTTGGCAGACAGGAATTCAAGAATATGTGCTTGTGTTCTTACCTTACCATCAGATAGTTTAAATAATTCTAGAAGATCTCTGATACCTTCAAAGTCTCCAGAACGTCTAAGTTTATCTAATTCACCAAAAAGTTCTTCGGTTTGTTGGTTAAATCTAGTAAGATCAGCCTCTTTAGAAGCTTTCATTACATCACTAAGGACAAAACCTTTCTGCAATGCTTGTCCATCTAGACCCCACATCATGCCTAATTTCTTATTCTCTAGGAATAGTACTTTCATAGCATCAAATACCATCTCAGCTTGTCTACCTATTGGCATTTGATCTGAGATAGTAAGAGCACTAGAAGATAAATCTGATGCAACTTGAGCGAGAGATCTTAGTACAATAGTATTAGCTGATCTCTGTACAGGACCAACATTTTTAACTATTGTTCCATCAACTTCACCATATAATCTAAAGTCTTTGGGCTTCTTCAGCTGTTGTCTAAACATTTTACCTAGATCAATCTTACCTCCATCAAGGAAGATATCTAACTGTTCTAGTAATGGAGCTGCTATTCTATAAGCTGCAACTTCAAACTGTTCTTGACTCATTCCTTTCGGAATAGCCTTGCCTAGTTCTTTACTATGGAATAAGGAGTTGGATATATCATCTAAAACTTCTGTGACTATTTCTCTTAAAGCTTTATTACCTATAGCTATGGATCTAATCTGAGCTTCACTGGCTATGGGACCAAACCCTCTTCCAGTGCCTCCATCCATTGCATCTCTTAACGCAGAGGATGTAGCTAGCCTTCTTTCCGAACCGTAAGTAGCCTTCTCTACACTGTCAAATCCTTCTGGATTAACAAATGGATCTGGCTCTCTACCTGCATTCTTTAGAGCTTGTTGTTTGCTTGTATATTCAGTCCAGTCCCATATGTCATCTGCAGCTTCACCTGTTTGATCAGCAAGCTGGTTTAGGCGATTCCGTTCAGCACCGTCAGTAGCTGTATCCTTAAGTCTAGAATAGTCTTCAGGGCTAAGATGTTTTCTTAAGAATTCATCTCTTGTATCAGCTTTAGAAATACCTTTCCCTTCACTCCAGCGTTGTTTAGCTGAACTTTCAGCAGCTTCTTCAGCTTTAAGTACATCTTGAGCAACTGATTTACGATATGCATTATTACCTATATCATTAGCTTCATCCACTGACTTCCCAGCTTGTCTTGCTTTTTTAGCAGCTCTTGCACCTCTGAATAGACCTCCTAAGAAGTATCCTACCCAGTTCATAGTACTACCAGCAGCTACTGTTTTAATGCGAGCCTCCCACGGATTATCATCAGAATCAACAGCCATCATAGCTGTGATCTGTGGAACTAACCAAGGCATGTGTGTTTGAGCTGAGTTCATGATGTTGCCAAGCTCTGAATCTTCTGTTAAAAGATCAGCTACAGCACCATCTCTAGTAATCCTCATAGCTTTAGTGATGAAGTTAATCTTCTTATCACCAGCTACAGCTTGATTAGGTACACGTCCAGGGAATTTGTTAGTTAGCTTCAGCATTAAGCGAAACTCAAGTATATCTCTAGCAAAATTACCCCAGCCTGTCTGGTTTTCTCTGACTATATTTTTAGGTAAGAATCCTGTCCAACTACCTTTTTCATAGTCAGGGTTCTTAGAACCATCGTCTAACCATGGTTTCTGAGAAGGATCGGTAGTTCTACCCATTATATTGTTCATCCACAGTTTCAAGGTATCTCCACTGAGATCAGCAAAACTACCTAAACTATGGATCTGATCTTCTCTAGCACCTAATGCAGCACGGATAACCTCGGAAGGTATGCTTTTCTGACGCTCAATCTGTTGATCTAGATATATACTTCTAGCTGTATTCTGTAGTTGTTGGTTATAACGTGTATCTGCATTTTGTCCTAATAAATTAGTAGCAATGTTATCTTGCAATCCTGAGATGCCTTCATTTATAATGCGTCCATCCTCACCTACTTTAAGGTTAGGCATGTTCTGCATTATATACTGCTGCATTTGCTCTGGATTCAAGGACTGTACAAAAGCATTAGCAGACTGACTATAATCTCCAACTAAGCTTGTTAAATCCGGTTGTGCTGGTACACTAGGCTGGACTTCAGGTGGAGTCCAGTTTGGATCAGGTGCCTCTAAATTAAGAGGGAATTCACCAGTATCCCCTGATTGATCTATTTGAGTCTGCTCCTCTTCACTAACTGGAATAGGTTCAGGCTCATACATTTTTTTCTGTAATTCTTCAGTGAGTTGTTGAGTCATAGCATACCCCCATAAGTTCTATAAATAGTTTTGAGAGTACGAGCATCTACGTCCCACTGATCTGCAAGCCAGCCTAACTGAGCTCCAGTACTATTAGGGAACATTTTCTGAACAGTATCAATCTCTGGTTGAGCTTTTAAATAAAATAGTCTCTCTTCTAGGTCTGGAGTGTTTTTAAGTCTTGTAAGCATTTCTTGCATAGAACCAGGCTCTTCACCTGCTTGACGCATCAAACCTTTTAGTTCGTGTGGATATATCGGAAACTCGTTAACATAGTCTGGATTACCTTGACCTTCTGTTTCAATAGGTCTTCTAGGTACATTACCACTTTCTAGTATATCAACTATAGCAGGAGTAAAGACTGTTTGCTGATGGCCATTTTGTGATAGGATGCCAGGCATAACACTATTACGAGTTTTTCTTTGATCGTACTCTGGTCCTAATCTCTGTAATTTAGCACCTGTAAGGCCAATCTCTTCCGGCTCAGTATGTGGAGCTGGTATAATCCATTCTTCCATTACTCTTCACCTCCTGTTGTTGGGCTCCAAGCCTCAAATAATATTTGATATACTGCTTGGGCATTTGTATCTCCTTTATCTGCTAAAGCTTTCAAAGCTGCTAACTGTCTATTCAGTAATCTTCTGGGATATTCTTTAAACCCCATACGTTCAGCTTGGAATTTTAATACTTGAGGTAAATCCCCTTTAGCAGTCGGTAGTAGAAAATCATAAGTACCTTTATCTTCTGGATTAACTGGAGGGAATAACCAAGTGTTACTACGTTCTTCTTTACTTAGTGGTTTCTCTTTTTTACTGTTTAGTCTACGTTGACGGTCAATATGTTTAATTGCAGTAGTACCTGAATCTTCTTCATAAAGACTTTCATGATTAGCTGATACATTATGGTTTTCTATTGTTTTATTCCCTCCCCATGGACCCGTTCTTGAGGTACGCTTCCAGTGGAATGGGTTTGTATCTCCAAAGTTTGCTTGTGCTCCTGCACTTAATCCTTTAGTTTCTGTATTACCACCGGCACCAAGTCTTAAAGCAGATTTAATATCTGTACCTGCTAGATTAGAAGCGTCATTAAAATTATAACTGCCTCCGGCTTCAGACATATAGTATCTAGTTAGTTTGTTGTACCAGTCTGAAGCTAAATCTCTCGTAGCAGCGGATAGTGCTGGGCTTTTCTTACCCCCATTATCTCCAGCCTTTTTCTCTATCGATTGAATTAAGGTGTGGATTTCATTAACATCTGATTTAACTTTTTCTATCTGAAGTGGAGTTTCAGCGCCTGTATAATGATCTACTATTTCAAAATCCTCAGCCTGTAACTGTTCAATCAATGCGTTAGGCATTCCAGCTATATCTTTACGTGAAATCTGACCGTTATTCTCCCAGCCAATACCTCTAGCCATCTCAAGCCATGCTTCTGGTTTTCTACCTAGAGCTAAGTCACCCCTAAACTTTAAGATTGTTGCAGTTTTGTAGCCATAAGGATCTTCTTCTCCAGATAGTTTATCAAGTAACTCCATGAATTTAGCATGACCTTCTTCATATGTTATTTCACCATTATTTATTTTCTGTAATAGCTTAGCTTTTTCACCTTCTATTGTACCTGTAACTGTAGCTATAGCTTCACCTTCTGCTTTTTTATCTAAAAGATCCATTTGTAATTTGAATTTTTTAGTAAAACGATCCTCACTAAATTTACTTTGATAAAGCTTATGTAAAGGAGAACCTTTTGGAGCTGCAGGTGTTATAAGGTCTACATTTTTTATCGCATTTAATATCCCTGTATAAACTTGCTGAGCCTCAGCTTTACTTGTAGTTTCATTTAATACCCCTTCCATCTGTTGGGCAACTTTATCCCAGACACCTGTAGGATCTCCTAGAAGATCTAAATCTCTTCTATACTGAGGATAGACATTCTTTAACCATGATTCTATAGTCGGAGCACCTTCTCTCTTATTGAGTATGTTACTTAGTGTTTGATTAGAAGAACGTATTCTCTCACGAGCTACATCCTTGTTAAAGTTCTTTACATCATTATCTAGTTGTGCCTGTATCTTATCATCTAACGGACCGTGAAGTAAAGCGACTTGAAATTTACTTTTCAAACCACCCATATCCGTCTCATTCAGTACCTTAGTCTGGTACATCCTAGCGACTGTTTGTCTGTCACGTGGGTCTGTTACATCCTTTACTTTTATTGTTGGATATTTACCATCAACTTTCTCTTTCCATTTTTGCTCTATCTCTACTTCACCATTATCTTGATAATAATTCTGTAGTCCAATAGGAGCATTCTTTACTATACTCTCAGCTTTAACAGCATAGAAAGCAAACTTCTCATTACCAGATAATTCATCTAAGTCTCTAGTTCTATCAAGCTCTCTCTTTTCTTCTAATTCTTTAAGCTGTAATTCAATAGCTGCTGTATCACCTTGAGCCTCCTGAGCTTTACTTAATTGCGTAGAAAGATCATTCTTAGTTTCCCAGTAAGCTGCGTCCTTTCGACGGTAGGCATCCATATGTTTACGGATGTCAGCTTCTTTTCTCTTAGCAGCTTCCTCTGCCACCGTAGTAGTAAGGAAGTTGTTAAGAGTTGTACTAAAGTTAGATAAAGCTTTGAGCTCATACTGTGCAGTCTTAGCATCCATGTTAGCTGCAGACTGCATTTGAGTTGTCTGTAGCCCTAAGACTTCTTTCTGTGATCTTAGTTGATCCTGTGCATTATCATAACGTTCCTTAGAACGTTGATTCATCCGGTTAGCTTCACTGGTAAATCCAGTTACAGGGTTGAAATTAGTGCTTACACTGCCCCAGCCACCTTTCTTATATTGTGCCATGATGATTGATTAAGGTTTTTTAGGAACCATTGTAGCTTTAATTGCTGCGTTATCTTGCATGTTCTGGAAACCTACTCCAGCTGATACACCACCCATAATAGAGCTACCAATGTTGCCCATTAGTGCAAGATTAGATGGACCTCTAGCTTTGATAGGTTTGTAAGGAATGAAGGACGCGCCAGGTGCAGTTGGTGTTGATGGTACTGCATTATTAACTTTAGCATTAGCACCATACTGTTGCATTTGTATACCGAATAGTTCAGTATTCAAGGCTGAATTAGTGTCATATAGTGATTGTTCAATAGCGGCTGTTTGCATTCCAAGCTCTCGCTCAGTCTGTAGTGTTTGTAGTAAGAATGATTGACCTGCGTTACCTGTAGATAACATTTGACCTTGTGCTTGTATAGCAGAAGCCACTATTGCTTGCTGTTCAAAGGCAGCCTCTGTCATCTTCTCTTTCGCAGCTCTAGATGCAGCCATGCTTGCCCTATCAGCTTCAATCTGATTGACATTATGTTGCTTTAAAGCATCTGTTACAGCTTGAGCTTGAGCGGCTAAGTCAGCAGAATGTTTTTCTTTCTTAGCTCTATCTTGAGCTTCGGATATTCTTAATTGATTTTGATATTGTTGTTGGGCTATTTGGTTCTGTCTAGCTACAGCTGCTTGCTGTGCTTGATGCTGACCAATAGCCGACATTACACCGCTAGCTGCGGACAGGACACCAATAGCTACGGGAGCGCACATGGTTTTATAAATGTTATAAGGGGGACTCCATTCTGTACATAATAATTTATGAAAGTAAACTTAAGAAGTTTTAACAACTTAACATGACTTTCATTTCTCATGTCACAATGATTATAAAGGTAGGGATTAGCTAAACTATTAATCCAACGTTTAGCTTCTCTCACAAAAGTATGTGGATGGTTATCTCCTTCGTCTGTGCATAACATCCAGATGATATTATCCGGTGTTACACCTGCCACTCCGACAGCCTTGTCGTGTGGTGAAGTGAAATATACAGAAAATGCAGAATTATAGTAGGACTGTAGGACTGCCACCGGAGCGTACAGTCCCATAGTCTCTTCTACTTCTCTAGCATCTTCGCGACGGAGATTCTCTCCTACCTCAAGAGCTAATTGAGGGGTGCATGTTTGTATGTACTTACTGACGTGCATGGCGTTTAGTGTTATAGCTACCATCCCAGCTTGCAGATACAAGGGTAGCGGAAAAGGGGTCAGGAATTTTTACAGTACAGTCGTACTTGGTATTCTTTTTATAGATAGGTACCTTTATATTCTTATATAGAGCGGAAGGTACCTTGTTTAGTGAGCTTAAGTCAGATATAATACCTGTCTCTTCGTGAACATAAGAGTCTCTTTGAGGTGATGTGATATGGAATTCTAATGGTCCAGACACACCAAGGTCAAAGTTCATCCTATGTATCCTTAAATCAGCTTCTACGTCGTATTGACCTCTTTCTTTAGAGAGATAATACGTTGGTAATCCTACTTCAGCAGTATATTTGTACCCAGCTGCAAATTTAACTGTTCTTAAATCACAGCTATTGAACGTAGCAGTAGCACCACTAACAGAATTAGGAGTTCTTACGTTCCCATCAGCTAGTTCTACAAGCTGTAAGTTAGCTGTACCGCCTTGTATGGTATATGGTAAGGTAACAACTGAATTACCACCTACACCGCCACTATAGGCTACGGATACACCTGTTGTAGTACCTGTTCCAGCACCTGATGTATGAATAACCATATTATCTAAACAAGCTTCGAACCGTCTAGCAATGTTTGTAGGTAGTCCTACGGTACCTTCTCCTATAGAATAAGCTCTATTACTATCAGCATCTACAATTAATTCGTAACGTTGTAGAACATAGTCTGATCCTTGTTTAGTAACACTGTAGAAATTACCAGTACTATAAAGCTGATGAACAAGAGTGCCTTGCAGTTCCCATGAGAACCATGACGATTGCTCTCTTTGTTGTCCTCCATCGAAATACTTGTAATGGTACAACGTATTAGACCCTATTTTACCAAATGTAACTACCCCAGCCTGTGCTGAGTTAGTGATTCTATTGATATCACGGGGTATATATTCAGGTACAACTCTTGTTTGTTCAATAACTTTAGGTGGTGTTTCACCTCCAGTGATAATAAGCTCAAATACCTTACTAAATGATGAGGCATTTGATGCGAACATTATAGCAGTACCAGTATCAACCGGTGCAAAGTCTGCTGTAGACTCATATGAAGACAGTTTCTTTAGCTGTGCAGTCTTAGGACTGAACTGTTCGGACTCTGTAAATAACATAAACTGCGCAGCTTCACTAAACATGACAACACCCTTCTGCATGGGTAATGCAAAGTTTAGAATAGCTGGCTTAACGTCGGATGCACCCATATCAATAGGGTCAGCATCTGACGCTGATATAGCAGAGCCTACAAAGAAATTAAAATAATCAGATGGTTGAGATATGACAACTTGTTCTCCAGCTAGGAGCCCTAGGCGATTTCGAACGAAGAAAAGCTGAGAAATTTTTTTGCCCACAAATGTAGGCATAGGGTTGGTGTTATCATCACCACATATCCTATCTACCCAGTAGTTACCACCTACAGCTGTGTAATCATTCTCATCATTATTATTAGTATCTGCATAAGACAGAGCTGACCATGTGAATGTACCATCTCTGTTGTTAATCAGAGCATGCGGCATGGTTGTATAGTCATACCCAGCATCTATAGCTGGAGCAACTGTTTCTTCCCATACACCAGCACCGATACCACCTGTAGAATCAGTAACAAATCTTACATAATAATCATCAGCTGTAGCATCTTCAGTATTAGATACTTTAACTAGATAACCATCTTTACACTGGCCTGGTAGCTTAGATATATTCTGAGCTGTAGTAGTAAAGGCTTCCAATGAGTCACCTGCCATACCACCTCTCGTACCTATAGTATTAAAGGCATAATTAGTTTGAATATATAAACCATTACCAGCTACTTCTACAGTACAGGTATTACTACCTTGGTTGTGATATTTATCTATTATCTTCTGCCTAAGGTTACCAAGCACTAAGTCTTTAGTAAGTTCAGCTTTCTTGATGTTCTTAGGTGTTCTATATACAGCTGCATTAGAGTCAACATATGACTGATACTCTGATACATCTTCAATAGTTACCTTCCAGTTCTGACCGTTAACATTAATAGTACGATAAGCACTAGCCCAACTGGTTCCTACATCAATACCGTTCTCCTGTAGTGTTACAGTGGCAGTATACTGTGTATTGTAGTTAGGGTTGTTACCATCGTATGAGTTAACAAAGTGTGTTGCATTAACAGTAACGGTGAACTTAACATCTTCCCATAGCCCATCTGTAGATTGACCATAGTACTCTTGCTTACCTGTATAAGCTGCGTCAGGGGAATCTGTTTCCCAAGTTGGTGAACTAGTTCCATCCTTTACAACCTTAAGAGCCTCAACCCGTCGCTTAGTAGAACTTGTAAGGCTAGAGTTACCAAGGCATACCACGTATTCAGAGTTATAAGCAATCTCATTAAGGGTAACAAAGGCATAATTATCTTGGAAGGATGCTGTTGTACGTGCTTTAGCTACAGTCTTCTCAGGGTTAGTAATGATCGTGTAATCATTAATAGTAAGCTTACCGTATGGTTGAGCACCAGTTTTAATTAGGTAACTATAGTCAGTAGATGAGCCGCCTGTGAAGTTAACTGTTTTTTGTGTACCATCTGCTAGATCCCATACCTTAATAGTAGGAGAATTACCAGATGTGATTTGAATTAAATATCTCTCATCACCATCTCTTAGAATTTCAAACCATTCACCACCGTCTGTAGCGTTAGTAAGCTTACCAACGTATTCTCCTGGGGCTCGCTTCTGTAAGCCAAAGGTTACATCAGGATAGGCGTTATGACAGGTTCTAAGTTGACCTGGAAATTTAATAAAATCTGGTTGTTGTGATACGCCTCCTAAGAAGTTAGGAATCCGTTGATTAATAGCTGCCATTATCTACCTATGACTTGATAAGGTTTATAGGCATTGTAAGGGTTACGTCCTCTACTGTTCTGGAAGACATTATAATCAGCTTGTTTTGTATCATACTCCAGTGCTAGTGATCTTGCAACCACTTCATCTTGCTGGAATATAGGAGCCATCTGTCCGTCATTGACCATACGTGTATGGGCTATACGTGTAGCTCTAGCTGTACAATAATCTTTAAAAGGTTGAGGCATATCCTCGAATGCATACATCCAAACTACATCTGCATAGACTGTTGCTTCATCTGCAAAAGTATTTGAACGGGTATAACGGTCATAAAGGAATCCGCCTTTCTTGATTACATCATAGTTATCGTTATGTTTGTAACGATTGATATCGATTTGTAAAATAGAATCGGATAGTGCTACTTGGTCGTTACTATCTGGTGTGAACTCAACTTCATACTCGGTGTTGAAAACCCAACCTTCCGCTTGGACTTCACGAACTACCTGCTGAAGAGTTTTCTGTGCAATAGCCACTTCGGGGCTTTGAGTATTCAATGTGTTTACTGGAGACTCTCCAACACTCATTAGAATTGAGTTGACAGCATCTAGTTCTGAAGATGTTGCGTAAGTAGGGGTTGCCATAAAAAAAAGGGGGCGTGAGAACCCCCTATAAATGTATAATTTAGAATGCGCTGCCAGCTGTTGAGGTAGCATGAAGCTCGACGCAAGCTGCTGGGTTTAGATAATCAGCACCCATTGCTAAACGTCCAAGGATCACATCACCCTGGTAGATTACAGACACATCACCACTCGTAACTTGTACCTGTGGTCCAATGGTTTCGACTACACCTGCTGCTTCTTTCTGGAAGATAACTCCACAGGAAGTAGCAAAGTCGGTAGCATTACCATATGCGTTGTTGATACCAGAGACAGAAGCACGGGCATCTTCAGTAGCTACACCAACGAACGAACCAGCTCTATCAATTGTAGATGCGGTACCATACTTAGCCTGGAACGGAACGTTCATGGATCTGTATATCTTGATACCGGCAATTGACATTACGCCGGAGCCTGATTGCAGGCCGTCACCTTGCTCGTCTCTGTTGATTAGAGCATTAGATGCAACGTTTTCGATTAGTGAGTAGTACTGTCTTGGTGAGAGTACGGCTACACGGCCATCCTGAGATACTCCTTTCTCGTCTAGTACTGCGGCTGCTTCAAAGAAGGCAGACACAATCTTACCTGAGTCAAGGGCATCAGCAGCTGCACCAGAACCTGAACCAACCTGGATCTGAGATCCGCCTGGCTCAACTTTACCGGAAGCTGAGATGGGGTGTGCTGCACGAGCACCACGTATGATCGATCTAAATACTAGACGGTCATACTTTTCTGCAAGAGCATATCCAATCTTCTTAGATATCTCTCCTCTGAGCTCATAGTGGGCAAGAGTTTCATCCAGATCATATACGAATGCGCTAGAGATGAGTAGATCATCAACATTGATGGTCTTCTCTGCTACTGGCGGATCACCGGAACCTAGTATGGGGGTTCCTGGCGTATGGAATGAGGCTCCCATACGTCCTGTATAGATGAACTGTAAACTTTTACCTGACTTGAGCGTACGCTTCGTGACTAAATCACGAGCAATTGTATTATGTTGGAACCCTTTAAATAGCTCTCCTGAAAATAGTTTCAGATACAGAGCATACTTATCGGTAGCGCCATCATAACCTGTACCGGTAGATAGATTAATTCTACCTAACGCGGTTTGGGTAGCATTAGCCATTGATAAGAGTGTATTTGTTTACGACTCTAAAACGTTTTAGAAATATTTAGTTTTTATTTTAGCGTATCGTCGCCACACGTGCGGCAGTAAGGGTATCCTCGTAAGGGCCTTAAAGCCTAAAGCGGGTAACCGGATTCGAACCGGTGACAACAGCTTGGAAGGCTGCAGTTTTACCACTAAACTATACCCGCCTGACCCTAAGAGGTCAGCGCTTCTTCAAGCGAATCATAATCAACTTCGTTGTTCATGTAGTCATCGTTCCTTTTAGCTTCGGCTTCAGGATCTTTGATATCTACTTCTTTATAAACTGGTTGTGTTCCAAACCTAGTTACTACTGCGTTATCCATCTTTAGAAGGTTCTAGTTTTTTTACTTCGGATTCAAGGTTGGCCAGTAAATCCACAAGTTCTGATTTTCTGCGATCATACGCAGCCTCAAGTTGTTCGAGTTGCGCTTTAGCTTCTTTGACCTCGTTTTCTTTTTGAGTGAGTTTAAGTTTTCCAAGCTGCTCCTCTGATACAACATACACGGTGCGTGTAGGTGGTTGGAAATAGTAATCGAATAGTGAATACATTAATAGTCTTCGGTTAGTGTACAGGGACAATCACCTTTACAGTTTTCATGATAGTTTAAATGCATGACTTCTATAAAGGTAAAGAACCCCAGGACCAATATAAGTATGGCCCATGGGGATTCTAGATACTTCATCAGAACTTATACTTAGCGCCGATTTTAGTACCGTATGCATTGTCAGCATCTTCATCAGTAATGAATGATACTTCACCATACACATCGAACTTCTCTGAAGCAGCGATGGTTACACCACCTTTGCCTGAGAATTCAGTTGATCCGTCTACAGCGTCGCCGTTGACGAGAGCTGGTCCACCTTGAATATAGTATCCAAGATCTCCTACATCTCCCTCATAGCCTACGTGTAAATCAGTAGTACGGGAAGTATAATCATTGCCTGTATAAGATGCGTTAGACTCGACGTTTACATAAACGCCAGCCATTGCAGGAGCAGAAGCGATAGATGCCGCTAGAGCAAGTGCAAGTTTTTTCATGTTAAGTTTTACTTAGTAGTTTTTGTGTACTCAACACCACGATACCTTAGTTTAACAGTCATTGTTAATACTCCAGTACCACACCCCCGTTCCATGATGTGGTTTCATGCGTTCTTCTAAGAAGAATGAACGGACGTGGCGTGAGTTGGCTTCTACTGGTTTGATCCGAGCCGCCAATATATTACCCGATTGTTTCGGGTGTTGCTGCTAAATCTAATGGGAAATTATGTGCGTTTCTTTCATGCATTACTTCCATTCCTAAGTCTGCACGGTTGAGCACATCAGCCCAAGTGGGGACGACTCTTCCGTTTGCATCGAGGATGGATTGATTGAAATTAAAGCCATTAAGGTTGAAAGCCATGGTAGATACTCCCATGGAGGTGAGCCATATGCATACCACGGGGAAAGAAGCAAGGAAGAAATGAAGACTCCTGCTATTATTAAACGAGGCATACTGGAAGATGAGCCTGCCAAAGTAGCCATGAGCTGCGACGATATTATACGTCTCTTCCTCTTGACCGAATTTGTATCCATAATTCTGAGATTCTAAGTCAGTTGTTTCTTTAACAATTGAACTGGTAACCAGGGAACCATGCATAGCAGCGAACAAAGCGCCGCCAAATACCCCCGCAACTCCCAACATATGGAAAGGATGCATGAGGATATTATGTTCCGCCTGAAAGACAAACATAAAGTTGAACGTTCCCGATATCCCCAACGGCATACCGTCAGAGAAACTTCCTTGTCCGAAAGGATATACCAAGAAGACAGCAAAGGCTGCTGCCACTGGCGCTGAGTAAGCAACACAAATCCAGGGCCTCATCCCTAATCGATAACTAAGTTCCCATTGGCGTCCCATGTAAGCTGCGATGCCGATGAGAAAGTGGAACACAACGAGTTGATATGTTCCTCCGTTATATAACCACTCGTCGATGGTTGCAGCTTCCCAGATTGGGTAGAAGTGAAGACCAATTGCGTTAGATGATGGGACGACTGCCCCTGAGATGATGTTGTTGCCATAGAGTAATGATCCAGAGACGGGTTCGCGGATGCCGTCAATGTCCACAGGAGGTGCAGCTATGAAGGCAATGATAAATGCTGTGGCAGCTGTAAGTAGACAGGGGATCATTAGAGTACCGAACCATCCCACATAGAGACGGTTGTCAGTACTTGTAACCCAGTCACAAAAGCTTTGCCAATTATTATTTGGTTTAGTTAATGTGGCTGTTGACATTAGTTGTTGTAGCTAGTTTTTTTAGGTTTGTCCTTTTTAACTTTTTTCTTTTTCTTTTTTTTGTTCCCGCTTAAGAATCTATAACGGGGTGCCATTAGTTAACATTTGCATTGAATGGTTTACCATACTTACCTTTAAGCTTAAAGGTTTTATCAAGCTTCTCTTGACCTTTCCATTGATCACCACCCATACCAGCATCTTCAAGAGCTTTGTTGGTAGCATCACGACGGTCTTTAAGTTTCTGTAGTAGTCCCATTACTCTTCCTTCTTCTTAGCAGGGGCTTTAGCTTGAGCTACAGTCTGACCATAGCGAGCTTTGAATTGTTCATCAGAGAGACCATCGATCCCGCCTGAGTTAGTGATTACAGCAAGGTCTTCAGCCTTCTGTTGTTCTACTGTTCTAGTCATTATACTTTAAGGTTTGATCGTTCTAGTTTTCTCTGTACATCATAGCGGTAAGCTTCATCCTTTTCATACTTAGGGCTTTCCATATCACGTACAACCTCAGCCATACTACGATAGGTTTCACCAGCTCTAGCATTCTTACCGGTCACTAATGTAGGTGTCCTACCTTGAGAATCTTCATACTGTCCCATCAATGCTTTAACAGCAAAGCGTACAGCTGCTTTGTTACCAGTGTTGGTAACTTCATCGAATGCTTGGATGTCATCTTGACTTAAGTTTTGAGACGCCCAATCAGTCATAGCATCATAGTTAGATTTTCCGCCTGCTAATGCATACATATCATTAACATCTTGCTGGGTCAATACTTCTGCATTAGAAGTATATCCCATCTCGGCAGCTCTACCTGCTAGATAAGAGTCCACTGCATTTTTAGGTAATCCAGCTTTCTGTAAGTTCTGATACATTTCATCAGTAATAGTACCATTATTACTATGGAAATGCTGACTTATCTCCCATGGATCTAGGTTAGCATCCTCAAATACAGCTGCTAAGTTTTCACCATAGACCTCTTCAACAGTATCGTAGTCTACACTACCATCTTCTACATAACCTGACTTACCAGGAACGGCTTCCCAGTTATCAGATTCAAGTTTAGGTTTTTCACCTTCACCTAGCTTCTGTTGTAGTTCTATGTATGCTTTCTCAAGTTCTTCTGCATCTTTATATTTTCCAGCCAGAAGTTCTGACTGTTGTTTTTGCATATCCTCGCCAACTGCGAGGTTCTCTCCATCTCTTGCTTCCGCTTCAGCTATAGCCTGCGGATCATTAGATGGATCATATGTAATTGTTTCTGCCATAGTGCTTTATTATGCTCCTGGTAGTGGCGCGGTTTGTTCTTGCATGTCAACTGGATCTTGTGAAGGCTGTGGTTGAGCAGCACCTCCAGTCATTTGAGCCATCATATCTGCGGCTTGTGGGTTTTTACTTGGGTCAGCCATAGGTGAATTAGCAAACTGTCCTGCTTGCTGCATCATAGTAGCTTGCATCTGTTGTTGTTGAGCTTGCTGCTGTTCAGCATTTCTTTCATCTACACTCTTAACAAGGTTAAGTATATCAATACCTTGCGCAGCTGCAAGTCTCTTAATAGCTTCATCAGGATTAAGTAAACCTGAGATAGCCTCCGGTCCCATTGTCTGAGCAATGGTAGTGATGAATTGTATGAGTGATTCTCTATCTTGTCCTCTACCTAGAGCGTTAACTCCAGCTACAATAGTAGGACGTACTAAGTTCTTAGGTATAGTAGGTATCTTTTTACTTGCTTGTAAGACATGCATCTTACGATTCAAGTATGGTATCAGGAACTCAGTAGTTAACAGTGAGAATAAACCTCCCAACTGTTGCTCTAGTTCCATCTGTGTCATACGAACTTCTTCTGCAGTAGTCCTTTCACTTTGTCTAGGTTGTAAGACAAGGAAAGCTTCTCCTAGTCTCTTCTCTAGTACATTAATTAATTGAAAAGCAGTTTGCATATCAGCTTGTTTACCAACCTGTACCACTCCTATGTCTTCTGGTCTACCTTGTATGATAGCACCGTTACCAGCTTGTGCAAGTGCTGCTGGTTTAGTGGTTGAGCTAGGAGATACAGTAAAGATTACTTTAGCTGCAGCTGCTGAACCTTCAACGACTGCCTGCATTAATCCTTCGAGAGACTTAAGATCTCCCATGAATTCTTCTACTCTACCTCGGCCATAGTCCTCACCGTCTACTGTTACAAACCGTAGCGGTAGCCATGGACTTTTATCTAGTGGAGCCTTGCCTTCTGTACCTGGCAGTAGGTAATCCTCTACCTCTTGATGCCAGACATAACCCTTCTTAGTTAAGTGTACACAGGTGTAGACATCTACATCCTTGTCGTGTCCCCCTGTGCTTTCATCGACGACGCCGATCTTAGGAGGAAGTTTATATTGTGCGCCTAGTATTTGGCGATTTACTCGCTCTCTTGTAAGTATTTCAGTTACGTTACCATTACCATCTCTTTCTACTACATACCTGTTGAGTGGATACATTTTAATACCATCTTTACCCATGTAAAGAAGAGCATTACCTGTAACAACTAGATGCTTAAGTGCTGTGAAGATTTGAACACGATCAGTAGAGGCAGCAATGCTCTCCATAATCATACGTTCAATCTTAGCGAAGCTTAAGTCCATTTCACTCTTAGCTTCAGGTGGTATCTCTACCCCTAACTTAGAGTCATCTAATTGGAGTTTAAAAAAGGATGTAGAAGGTGGTAGTAACCCTAGCATTAGCTTAGAGGCTAGAGTTACCACACCTTTAGCACCGACTGATTGCCACGGAGTTTTAAACTTCGTGTACTCTGCCTTCTGTTCCTCATTCAACATGAGTGTAGGTAGAGTTAGCTTAGCACAGTCAAGTGCTACGTCAAGAAATGCTGTACGGCCACTGGTCAACTTACTGTATCGTTGCCGTGCTGTGTTCATTATTTCTTAGTAATATTTAATGCAGATCCTGCACCACCTGTAGAAGCACCGCCACCTGTACCTATGTTCAGGTTGCTAGCTGTTGCTGCTGCTGGAGCATCTTTAGCTAGGGTACTAGTTCCTTTCCTTCTCTTTTGTTTCCGCTCAGCTCTACGGCTAGCGGTTTCTTTTACCTTTGCACCTTGACCCTGTTCGGAGACATCTAGTTCTCCTGATGTGGGTAGTTGTACCGGATCAGGTTGTTGAACCTGAGGAGGTGGTGGTGGAGGTGGGGGAGGAGGAGGTGGAGGTGGTGGAGGAGCCGAAGGGCCGCCGCCGCACATAATTTATTCCTCTGTAAGTTTGCTTTTTAGGTATCGTACAACGCTGATCTGTCCTATCCGATAGGCCATTTCCTTTTCAGATAGTGACAGCTCAGGCATCTTGTCTGGAAACTGTTCGTCAAGTTCTTTGACTAGCATCTCCAGGTCAAGCGTACTTGGGAAGATTGGGGTTTGCATGTTCAAAGAAAGCTGGCATCCTTGCGTTCTGTGTAGCAATTAAGCCTTCGGCTTTACCTCTATACATTAAAGAGTCGCTCTGATCCAACCAAAATTTTTTGTCCAAATATTTTTGAGAGCTTGACTTTAGTGGGGACATAACCCAGCTAATAGTAGCTTTCCTCAGCTTGTCCAAGCTTGGTGAGACTGTCAAGCCAAGCTCTCTGCATACCAGGGAATTCGAGGCAACATGAATCTGTTCGTCTCTTGAGATATCTGCACTCACCGTGCGCATTCCAGCGTCACCGTTAAAGCGGAAGAATGGGAGGAGGACAAAGAAGATCGCCCTTTCAGCGACCATGGCTTTGAGAATTGTGTGATCCGGATGTGATATCCATGCATCTCTGATTCTCTTAGCTTCTTGTTCTGCTTTCTCATCCACTCCGTGAGCCTCGGCGATATAACCGAGAGCGAGATCGTGTCTCTCTTCGTCCCTGACATTGGACACAAGTAGCTCCCTCGCTGTCTCTGGAATTTCATTTTTAAGAGCCTCCTCAATGAAGTCTCCTACTGGTACTTCCATATGCCTCATAGCGAGGGCGCGACGCAGAGTTTCCTCCGCGCCGTCCATAACTTTTCCTGCAGTGGTCTGTACTGGAGACCATTTACGTTTTCGATTTAATAATTTATCATAGGGGTTCATTTCATTCACCGCATTCGCATTGTGGAGCAAGTATTTCCTCCAGGTATGCGTCAGCTTCAGCGTCTTCTAGTGCAGCGTATGCATCGGACTTGTCCTGAGTGTTACCCATAACCTGTAAGGAATAGTATAAAGAGGTTTGGGGGCTATCAAGCCACTCTTCCACGAACGCATTGTCGTATTCTACAACATCACTCCATGAGTTAAAGCTGTAGCCGTGAAGAAGTCCCGTTTTATTTAATAATGTCATGAAGCCGTCGGCTACTTTTTTATAAGCATCCCAACCAACTCCACTGGCAATCTCTACATTACCATAATCGTAAGTTTGTACACCAAAGGTGCCAGAGTCACGGTCAACACTCTTAGCTATTGGGGGTGCGATCTCTGGTGTACATGTATAGCCATCTAAGTCTTGACTCCTGTAAGAACAGGAGGCGGTAGGGGCAATGGCCCAAGCCCTATCCATTTTGTTAGCTCTAGCAACATTAGATGCTAGTTCTATACCCTTATGTAGTTCAGCTACGATAGATCCAGCTCTACCTGCGGGTGGCCTTCCGGCATTGAAAGTTTCGAGTGCTTCACCGAACTCTCGGTAGGTAATTTGGTATCGTCGCAATAAATTGGCGAGACCGAGGAATCCGAGTCCAACTTGACGGTCCGTTTCACTTGGAAGATATTCTCCAGTCCTTCCAACGCCTGTTCGGCCATGAAGATCGCACAGCTCGGACATACCCGTAAAGATAGCCTCTTGTAAGTTGCCGATTGTAGTGGCACCGAGATTAATATGCTGGAGCAAGCACGTTCCTCGTGATCGCAAATATACCTCAAGACAGACGTTTCCATAGATACGGTTCCCATTCTCATCGTGTTTAATTTTGTTGAGCCAGATATCTCCTGACTTGATACCATATATTATGGCCTCCCGTGTTGTCGTATCAGTACTTTCCCACTTTTCGTGGTCAAGATCGACGCATCTTTTGATCCATGGGAGCTCGTGTCTGGGAGTAGTAACAAACTCAACGATGTCAGGGTGATCGATGTCAAGATGAACCACAACAGCACCGTTCTTGTAGACTCCTCCTCTTCGAAGTGTTTCATTTAGTACTGAATAAACTTTGGCGAATGATACTGGTCCACTAGCTGTCAAGCCACGGCCATTCTCATTACCACGCGGTCTAAGTTTTGAGAGGTGTACTGCTACACCTGCACCATGACGTAATGCAAAAGATACATAACGCCATGATCTTTCTATACCTTCATCACCCTCCATCGAGTCATCGACTACGAAAACGGTGCATGAAACTGGCAGTCTGGAATCAGGGTTGTCTATCCATGATTGTACTCGGCCAGTACGAGCGATCACTTGTGCTGTCATTAAACTAAATCTTCTAAATTTGGTGGTGCATAGTTCGGTCCTTTCAAGACCTTCCCATCTTCTCTAAAGATAGGTTGACCGTTAGTATCAAGCTTTGACATATTGCTTTTATGTACACGGTCTAAAGCTTCATCTAAATCCCACCTTTGATTAGCAGCGTACTGATAACAAACGTAGACTAGATCAGCTAGTTCTTTTAGGCAGTTCGCCTTTGGTTCTGTGCCTGTACGGAACAGCATCCCATCTGCTTGAAGTAGTTCTTTGAACTCTTCTGTGATGAGATTCATTTGGCGGCTCCGCGCTTCTCTGCTGATGGAATTTCCAATTCGATACGTCGAACGAAACTCTTTCGCTTGACTTGTCAGAAATGTCATGTGGATGTCGGGTGTTATGGTCAGCATCAGTCATGTTAAGTAGCGACCACGCTAGGTGGTCCACCTTTACCGCCTTTCTTACCTTTACCAGCTAAATTCCAACCTGGATGTCCAGGTGTAGGTCTCTCATAGTAAGGTGCTTCAGGGTCTTTCTTTCCGTTTCCTTTCTTCTTAGTCATTAGGGCTCCATAAAATAACTTGTTGTTTGTCGTAGTCATAGTCTTCATGCTGTAGGATCTTAGCGAGCCTAGCATTCATTAAAGCATCATCGTCTGATAATCCTTTATCTTCATACGCTTTGCACACAGCACTCCATGGAGTCTTGTGCTTATTTAGTATATCAGAAGCTCGCTTGACTCCAATGCCAGGGCATCCACTGTATCCATCTGTAGCATCACCTGCTAAAGCTTGGATAAGATGCCAGCGATCTCCGTCTTCTTTTGTGATCTCTTCTACGTCATTAGTCATGTCCCATAGGACACCTGGTATCTGACGCATATCTTTATCGGGTGAGACGATTATATTATCTACGCTTGGATGTTTTGTTGCATCCATGCCTAGAGAATCATCCGCTTCTAGTCCGTCCCTAATAACCACGTTATAATTATCGCGGCAGTGATTGACCAAGCGTTTATACCCCAAAGGCTTGCGCCTGTTTCGATGCCCCTTGTAATCCGGAAAAATTTCTTTCCTAAAATTTTGAGGACTCGAAAAGTATAAGATGATTTCATCATCCATCATAGCGGTTTGTATCTTTCGTAACTCACGCTCAAATACCTTGAGAGTTTCTTTGAAATCAGATTGTGCAATAACTACATCATCTCCAAAATCTATACACTCTTCACAGGCTTGAGCAGATTTGTAAGCTACAAAGTCTGTATCTATTAATAGCATTAGTGTACCTCTGCCCAGTTGTTACCGATATTAGCATCAGCTTCTATAGGCAGTCTTATTTTATAGTATTCACCAGCTTCCAACGCTGCTAGCTTACAAGCAAAAGCAACGTCCTCGCTTGATGAT